GGGGGGGGGGTAGAAACTGTCACAATTACGATTAGCAGAGAGGAGTTTTTAAGCAAGGCGATTCCTGCGGCACTTGAAAGCGGAGGGGTGAAAGCAGCAAGCAGTGTCAATTCAGGAATTGTCGGAGCGATAACTATGATGACTATAATGGATGCCATAAAACACATAGAGCAAGCCTTGTTTGAAAAAAGTATTGACATGGGGAAAGAAAATAGTGTATAATTTGTAACGTGGAATGATGTCTATAAAACGCCTTACTAAAACAAGTGGGGCGTTTTTAGCACCCTCAAAACCCTCTTTCATAATGCTACGCATCGGCATAGTGCGTAGCACTGTTGCAACTCGTTTATAGTGGCGATTATGATAAAAGTGGATAAATCCACACTCTTAAACTGAGAGTGTGACAGCAGCTAAAATATGAGGTCAGAATGGAAGTTGTATATATTTGCAGTCCGTACAAGGGAAACATTCGGCTAAATACTAAAAGAGCTAAACAATATTGCCTTGACACAGTAAATGAGGGCAATGTTCCGATAGCACCGCATCTGCTATATCCACGATTCCTAAACGAAAACAACGACAGCGAGCGAACAGCCGGGCTAAACTGCGCTCTCGAATTGCTAAAACTATGTGACATTGTATATCAGTTTGGAGAGCCGAGCGAGGGAATGGCTAAAGAGTTGGAACTTGCTAAACAACTTGGAATCCCAATTGAGCAAAAAAAATAACACCCCTGCCTGTTTAGGCAGAGGGTGCTACTTCCAATCTTGGAATGACTGTTGCCGGCGGTACGGTTGTGAGTCCATCGTTTTTCCAGTATGATACGACAGAGTTTATATCCGCATCGGATATGTAAGCTGCTTGGAATCTAATCATGTCACTGTTACTTGGGTTAATAAAGAATCCGTCACCTTTTCCCGTGAGTTGTTCGCAGCCGTTTCGTTCGATACAGATACGGCTGTCAACTGCTGTTGCACAGCGTAAACCTATGCGTCCGGGTACATTACTACGGATAAGCCCGGTAAGGACTGAGGCGCGAGGGGATTGCGTAGCAAGGATAACATGAATCCCTGCAGCTCTTCCCTTTTGGCATAACCTGACGATTGCGCTTTCAACTTCGGACTTACTAAGCATCATAAGGTCTGCAAGTTCGTCTATCACAACAATGAGTTTCGGAAAGTTGCTATCACCTTTTTCTATGCGCCTATATCTATCGTCCATGATGTCGCAAGCGTCTTTTAATTTGGCGATTGCTCCTCTTGCATCTGTTATAACAGGACATAGAAGGTGTGGCAAGTCATTATATTTCGTGAGTTCTACAAGCTTAACATCAATCATTAGAAATTGCACCGTCGATGGCGAAGCCTTAAAGAGCATACTGCAAATGATGGAGTGCAAGAGTACGGACTTACCACCACCAGCTTGACCGGCTACAAGCAAATGCGGCATACTGTCGTTGAAAGTGATTCCTAACTGTTTACCCGCTGAGTTTGCGCCCATTACACATGACGATGGGTTACTTGTCTTGGCGAATGGGTCACGCTCGATTGCGTTTTTAAAGTAAAGCGTTTCACGCTCTGCACGTTCGACAGATAAACTAAAGTGCGCTCCGTCCGTCCGTGTTGGAGAGTGTGTAGCTTTTCGCCCTGTCATGGCATATATCATTTCGGGAAGTTTTTTTGCTTTGCTAAGATGTTTGATATCATTTAATTTCAGATTATAGGTCATAACACTGCTTCCCACACTGTAGCTTACCCCTTTGCATGGTATAAGCTGACTCGCCATTTCAGCAATTTCAGCTAAAGAGATTTCATTTTTTAGGCTTGCGGTGCCATTTGGATAATCGGGAAGTATAAGCGATTTTGGTGTTACCCAGTAGCCGCTTTTTTGTTTTGGTGCAGATTTCGGCGTTGTGGCTTGGCTCTTCTTTTTTCTGTTAAATAGTTTGAACATATTGAACTCCTTTCTCATCTTTCGTATTAACGACAGGGTTTGGGATTGGTGCCGGCTGAATATTCATATTGGCAATAGATTGTGCAAGTGCTAAAGTATCATCACTTTGTTTGTTGTACCATAGTCTACGTTGAGAGTGCCACCGCCAACGGTGCAATTTCAGTTTGTTAATAACACTCTGCTCCGGTCTAACGCTAAAGTAGATTTCAATGCCGTTGTGTTCATGGTTTAATGTGTAAGTAGCTGTCATTTTTTAAACTCCTTCCGCATTCAACTTGTCAACTATCGCCTGAACTGTTTCTTTATTATCTGTACTCGGTGGATATTTTGCGGCAATTCCAAATCCCTGTTCTGTTTTGATGATTGCTGTTTTTCTCATGCCGTTTACAAAATAATATATAGGCTGTTTTTGCCATTGGTTTAATGTTCCGTCGTTTATGAATTCTTGCAACGCTTTGTTTTCTCCGCTGTTTTCGTCAATCGCTTTCATTCGTTCAAGGTGTTCAATTTTTGTTTTTCTGTCACGAATTTTTGCAGAATCAGCAACGTGTTTAACCATAACATGAGCAGCGGGGATTTCGTCATCTGCGAGGCGGTCAAAGTACCACCCCGACATAAGATGCGCAAGTCCGGCGGCGCGTATTTCTCCGGCTGTCATGCCCTTAATTTTAGCGCGGTTTTCTTTGTTCGTTTGTTTCGCCTTTTCAGATGCCGCTTCAAGTTCTGCAAGTTCTTTCTTGAAGTATTCAAGGTTGTTGACACTCGTTTTTGCTCCTACGCTCGCATATGCAGTTTTTCCGCTAACTGCTACGTCAACAACGCCGCTATCAAATGCACTGCTGACTTTTTCATGCAGTTCTCTACGGTTTTCTGCGGTTTCGTTCCATTCGTTATATGCCCTCATGCCACTGTCGATAGTTGCTAGAGGTTTTTTGTAGATGTCCGGCCTACCAATTATTTTTGGTTGGCCTAATGGTATTTGCTTTAAAACGTCCATACCGCTATTTACTTTATCAACCGCTGCGGCCTCGTTTCTTTCGGCAACTTCGACGCTGCCAAGTTTCCGGTCAATGTTTTCTCTTGTTACTGTTTTCATTTGCTAAAGCCTCCTAATAGTAGTTTTTTGAGTGTGTAAGCACTCATTAAAACGCTCCGCAAAAATTGCTAAAGCGTTTTATCAATGCTTACTATTCGGCTTTGCTATAGAATACGCAATTGTTATATTGCTCCGGAAGTCCTCCATAGCAATCCAACTCGTAATTTACACATGTTTCGCAGAGTGTGCGAGATTTCGCCCACGCTTTCACTCTGCTACGCTCTAAAGATGGCGTAAAGTATGTATTGCTGACCTTGTACCCCTCGTATTCACGCCACTCGCCACAGAGCGTTGTATCCTCGCCCGGTGCCATAATGACCGCTTTGCTGCCGCTTTCCCGACACAAAGCATCTATAATGGCGTTTGCGTTGCCGTCGTTCTTTTCGTTAATGTACTCTGCTACCGTTTGTGTGTCGCTCATGCCTTGCCACGGCTCAATGTGAAACGTGCCATTGTGCATATACCATGCACCATCAGGCAAGTAGAACGGATGACATTGTGCTTGGCAAATGCTACCACGGCTGACAATGCGAGCGTGATACCACGCCTCGGCGGTTTCCGGTATGTTTTTTGCAACTTTTAAAAATTCGCTAATAGTCATTAAGCCCTTGTAAACCTCAATTTGTGAATCCTTGCTTTCTCGCCACATTAACCCGCCGCCGTGTGGATTGCTTTCCCAACAGGCTCTCAAAATTTTCTCGCTTGGCTTTTTCTGTTCCGCTAATTTTCCTAATATTACACACATGTTTTTACCTCTTTCTGCGGTTTTGCCGCTAATATATTTTTTGTGAGTGTTTAGGCACTCAAAACGGCACACTTTCAATCTGAAAATGTGCCGGGCTTCAATGCCTAAAATGCGAAATTGTTTCTTGTCACGTTTGCAGCGTTGCGATGGTGTATATATTCCCTTGCCGCTCCTGTAAACCACGATGCTAATACTTGCGAATCGCATACAAAGAGAGTTTCAAAGCTATCTCTTGCGTTCACAGCGTCAACTAACTGCTGTATAAATTCCAGTTGTTGCATAATGCGAGTTACGTTTAATGTGCCGCGCCAATATCTTAATTCTACCGTGTGAGGATTTCCGTTGTTTATCGCAACTTGATGGTCGTTGCCGGTTTCCTTGTCACTCAACAGATTGTTTAAATCACTGATTCTGAACTCGCACCAACGGTATTCATTCCGGCGAGATAGTTTCTTGAAAAATTCGGCGTTATTCATATGTAAGCGGTATATTAAGGCATCGCCGTTTTCTTTCAGATATTTGCGGCTTATGTGTGTATGCAGTCCGCAACGTCCACCCTGCTCACTTTGGAAGCCGGCGGCAGTGAGTAAACGACAGAGTTCTTTAAGTTTCGGCTTGATTTCGCGCCATTTTTCGATTGTAAAAGCGTTAAAAATGATTTCAAATGTAACTGTAGAATCTCTCTCAACATGGCAATCTGCCATTGTGAAGCCGGAATCTCTAACGGCTTGCAAAACTGCCTGCCGTGTTGTTGGTGTATCGCCTTGCGGGTGTACAATTTCAAGTTCGATGCCCATCCCTAATTTATCGCCATTCTCAATTGCTTGGTCCCTAATAAAGCCATATGCCCGACCGCCTCGGTAGTGAAATACAGATTGTTGATGGTTTCCGCTAACAGGTGCAACCGTTGGCTGATTGCTAACAGGTGCAACCGTTGGCTGATTGCTAACAGGTGCAACCGTTGGCTGATTGCTAACAGGTGCAACCGTTGGCGTTGTGTTTTGTCTGCGAGTCCTAGCCCTTCCGGCATCCCTTGTTACTGGCAAATTTACATAATTTTGACGGACATATTCAGAATCAATCACAACTCCGCAATCTGTTGAACGGCGTTGCCTGTTATATCCTGCTCTTATATCGTCAACTTCACTTGCGTTAATTTCAAAGTACAATGCACCGTTGCGCTGCGCTTGCACTCCTAACCGTCCGCATCTAGGCTCTAAAAGCGTTTGGCTGTGATGTACTGCAAGTGTACTTTCGTTGTATACAACTAATCGGCGTTGCTCTACGTCTGCAACGAGTATAAAAGCCGTTCCGTTTTGTGAAGTTTTTCTAATTTTTATCATGTCAAAAATTCCTTTCATTTTCCGGCGGCCTGTGCTACAATAGCAAAGCAGACCTACTAAACCCATGGATGCAGAAAGCCCATAGAAATATGGCGCAATATGCCCTTGAGTTGTGTTTGGTTTTGTACAGTGAAAAAGTCCGACCGCTCGCCAAAGTAGTACGGGCTTTTTCGCATGGCATGAGGTTTTTATAACAGATACCTCAATAAACTGTGCTACTTTTTACATTTTGTCACGGTGCCGGGATACCATCCCCGTTATCGGTTTTTATCTTCGACCGTCTCGCTATTCAATTTTCAATGTGCAACTGTCTGTCTGACTGATTATGTTATAGATTATACAATAGCTGTACAGCTATTACAAGTGGCAAAATACACAAAAGTTGTACAGCTATTGAAAAAGTCTTGAAGCCGTTGCAAGAGTAAGAAATAAATTTATGAATTTCAATGAAAAAAGTATTGACAAGTGAAAAACAACCTTGAATCCGAAAAATAGCTGTACAACTAGCAAAAATAGTTGTACATGTCGCACAAAAAATGCACGGTCATATTGTAATTGACCTCCTGTTGTGGTATCATTCTCTATAACGAAATGCGTTATAATCCAACAATCTGAGGTATGCAAGATGGCAAAAAAATCAACAATCACAAAAAATGCATATGACAAGCGCAAGTATGATCAAGTACGTTTGATAGTTCCCACAGGCGGAAAACGGGCAATAGAAACGGCTGCAAGTTTAAGCGGTGTATCAATCAACCGATATGTGAGAAAAGCAATACAAGAGTGTATGGAGCGCGACGGTATAGATTCCGACATATTACGCATGGACGGCAAGCCGGGAAACATAGCAAAAAAAGACTTGCAAGAGACAGAAAGCACATAGGCTGTCAAGAAACAGTGTTGCAATTGAGGAAAACAAGAGCAAAGAGAATATAACACAAGAAACAAAGAAACACGCAGAACGCAATACAGAGCGTTACAGCGTGTTTTATTATGCCGTGAGGGTGAAACATGGAAACAATATATAGAATAGCCTCCGCAATTTTAGACGGAATCAATGTAATGTTTGAAAAGATACCGGCAGCGGAAACAATAGCCGAAAAGCTTGACAGTGTTATCAGCCGATATAATATCAACTGGTCACTATTTTTAGAGGGTGGAACAAATGCCGAAACGGAAAACAAAAAAGACAATACAACGTAGAGATGAAAACGGTTTACGCCTCTTGACGTATAGACGATTCAAAGAAGGTGTTGACTTTGAAGCACCGGACGCCGACAGAGTAACCGCAATTATAGATTTCGTCAACCATTGTAACAAGATACACAACACCGGACGCCCTCCGACCTTTGAAACAGTGGAGGAGCTGCAAGGCGCAGTTGATGCGTTTTGGGAAATTATAGCAGAACAAAATAGAAACGGCGTCCGAGTTATTCCCGACGTTGAAGGCTTTTGTAGTTTTATCAATATATCACGGCAAACATTGAACGAATGGGAACACGGCAGAGGAAAGCAAGCAGGGCTGTTATCTGACACTGTAAAAAGGCTCAAGAATCATATGGCATATGTCAAGAAGCAACTTGCATTGACCGGCAACATGCCGCCGATAGTATTTGCAACGGATTTCAACAACAATCACGGTTACACGCAGAAAACAGAACACATAATCACGCCGGGCATTAGTCAAGATTCTATGTCACATGAGGAGATAGCAGCCCGATATTTGGAAGAGTGAACACAACATATTGTGTTTTGCGGTTTTTTCTCATTTTACTGAATTGTGAAAAACAGGCTCAAACCCTTGCAACAGCTTGTTTTTTGACACTGTACACGGTCGAACAAAAATATTATTTTGTTCAATTACGAAAAATGCATGGTGTTCTAGTAGCACCATCGCCAGAGGGGGGTACCCCCTATATCGACAGTGACCCCATCCCCGCACGGTGACCCACCTCACCGCCGAAAAAAATAAAAAGACCTTTCACGGCAGACTGCAATGCGGCTGATATAAAGGAGAAATGTTATGTACGAACGCATACGCGACATTACAAAAGCTGACCTCGGCCGAGTAAAGGTAGGCGACCTTATCCGCATTAACGATTGGAAAAAGCCTATGCGAGTAAAGGGTGTATCTGAGAATTATTTCGTCATGGTTCAAAAGAACTTTGGTGAAGCCTATTACTCTGTCTGCGAAAAGAAACCGTGGGGAAAAGATGGTGCAAGGCGTAACGAAATGGTTGGCGGTATGTTTCATTGCGGAACTGACAACATGATTTTTGGTGCTACAGAGGACTATTCTTTTGAAAGTGCAAAAGAAACATGGGAATATTTGAGGAAATTTGAATGGGGCGAGATAGAGTTATCAGTAAGAACGTCAATACCGATACGGCAGATGTTCTTGAAGTCTGCATGAAACTATGAATATTCACAAGCAAATGCATAAAAGTGAGAAAAATCGCAGGGGAAACACTTTTAAAAGTGCATAAATGGCGAATAAATGCTAAAAGTGCAATATGAAGATTAAGATTCTCGGCACCGAAAATGAAGGTGAGGATTGGCAAAATGGCTTATAAGAAAAACGCAAAGGAAACTCCCAAAACCTGCTTACAGTGCGCCTATAGGCCGCATTGGACTTGCGAGAACCGCGAATCAAAAAACTACGACGAAATGATACCGTCCACGAACCCTATTTGCAAAAAATTCCAAGACAAAAACGAGGGCAAGCGATGAAAGTAAATGTACTGGGAACAAAATACAACCCTGCAACACCACAAGAGGTTAGAGAGCAAATCTTGTTGCGGCATGAGGCTGAACTTGTGGGGTTAGGTGATATGAAGGTTGAAACGGCATGAAATATTTGCTACACGCAAGAACGATAATCAAGCACAAGTGGTACGTGTTTATCGAATGTTGCAAAATGGGTATTATTTGGCAGGGGGTTATGCACGACCTAAGTAAATTCCGACCAAGTGAGTTCATAGCCTCTGCAAAGTATTGGACAGGCAAAGGTTCGCCTGTAGAAGCGGAGCGAGACGCTATAGGTTACTCTCTGGCATGGCGATATCATAAGGGGCGCAATCGCCATCATTGGCAGTGGTGGATAGACCCTGACGGTTGGGATAAGGACGGCAGAGTGGTGCTGAACCCTGCGCCTATGCCTATGAAATATATCAAGGAAATGGTCTGTGATATGAGGGGTGCGGCAAAAGCGTATGGCTCATGTGAGAAAGCCTATTACATAAAAAATCAGCGTGAATGGGTTTTGCATCCCGACACAAAGCAAGTTTTTGAAGAAATGCTAGGCGTTTAATTATGACAAGTGATATGGAGATTGAAGATGGTCAAGAAATATAGAAAATTGCCAGTAGTGATTGAAGCGTTGCATTACATAGGACACCCAATGCAAAAAGATGAGTTAATAGAATTTTGCGGAGATAGGCTGGTTTTAGACATCGACTATACAGCGTATGAAGATAGCGTTATGGGTAAACGCCCGCCAACGCTTCCGTTTGTAACCGTCAAACTGAAAACGCTAGAGGGCGAAATGCTTGCGAATCACGGTGATTTCATAATCAAAGGAGTACATGGCGAAGTTTATGCGTGCAAGCCAGACATCTTCGCAAAGACCTATGAACTAGCAACATGACTAGCGATGATTTAGAAAGACGGCTACGGCATGTATACAACTCTGTACAGGCAACAGCCGAGCAAACTCAAAAATATTCAAAAAGGTAGGTGCGATATGAGTGAAATCAATTGCGTAGTGAATGAACCGTTGTCATTTGAACCACTTGCGTTAGCCATGCGAGAACTGGCAATAAGAATAGGTGAGGCGATCAAGGAATTTGTAAAGTCACTAAGAAGAATCTTCACAATAGTTTTAAAGACAATCAAGTACGCCCTTTATGGCGTTGCACCTCCGAAAGTGAGGCATCTTGCGATGTACCACAAGTCGGAGCGTGTACGCAAGAAGAACTGGAATAGGATGTGGAGAATTTTATGCCGAACTGTTACATAGACTTATTCGTAGCGATAAAGAAACTACGTGAATATTGCGAGTCGTTAGCAGGGTGCGAAAATTGCGATATAGGCGACGACATAGGATGTACGGACGGTGCATATTGCAAAATTCCGCAAGAATGGGATATTGAACCATGACTACGATGAATATGCTCGAAAATCTCGCTGCGCGACTTCAAAATAATCCCCACGACTTCAAACTCGCAGAGGGGGTATATGAGTGTAGCAAGTTAGCACTATCCGAGGGAATAGAGGAATCGTATGCGTTTGCTGAGAGAATATTGCCGATTACGACCGTAGGTATAAGACAGAGCAAAGTGCCGCTTGACTATGTTCAGCTACGAAAGAATGTTCTATTGTTTCTTGCGCCTATGGATTTTGCGGCTTACATGGAGTATATTGAGTTTGAGCGAGAACCGGCTGCGAGATTTTATCTTCCGAGAAAAGCGCAATTAGAAGGTCAGCATGGGATTGTCACGCGGATAAAAAAGTTTATGAATGACCCTGATTCTGTGTTTTGGGGATTATCATTACCGCCCGGCACCGGCAAGAGTACGCTTATCAAATTTCTGTTGTCGTGGATAACGGGCAAATGGGATCAGTCGCTTAGTATGTATGTTTCATATGCAGAGCGTATGACGAGAAGGATTTACTTGTCGGTCAAGGACATACTGACGAACACAAACGAATATCTGCACAACGATATATTTCCGAGAGGCAATCCTGACTGTTCGGCTGATGATATGTCAATTTCATACAGAGGCACGGGTGATTTTCCCACTATGGGATTTGTGTCATTGGGCGGCACGGTTACTGGACGGACAAGGGCGAATAAGGTCGTTGTCACGGATGACCTTGTAGCATCCCCGGAACAAGCGAGAAGCCCAACACGGATGAATAACCTTTACGACGACTACCGCACATTGCTCACATCCCGCATGATAGGCGATGATGTTAAGCAAATAATGCTCGGAACTAGGTGGTCATTATTAGACCCGTTATCAAGAATTGAAGCTGCATTTCGTAATGACTCCCGATATTGGTTCGACGTTGTTCCTGTAGAAGATGAAAACGGTGAGAGCAACTTTGAGTATAAGCATCCGGATAACTACACAAAGAAGTCAATTGCAGTCATAAAAGCATCGATTGATTCTGCGGATTATTCGGCTTTGTACTTAGGCAAGCCTATTGAAAAAGAGGGCTTAGTGTTTGCGCCGGATATGCTTAAATATTACCCCGGCGTGTTACCTGACGGAGACCCCGACAACATCATTTTTTTCTGCGATATAGCGTGGGGCGGTGGCGACTCGCTTTCAATGCCTATAGGGTACGATTATCAAGGCAACGTGTATATCGTTGATGTGGTTTTTGACCGCAGGGATAAATTCATAACAAAGCCCCGCGTGATTGGCAAGATTCTGCATCACAAGATACGCAAGGGGGAGTTTGAGGCGGATAATGGCGGTCACGAATACTGCGACGACGTAAACAGAGAACTATTACAGACCCATAGATACTCATGTGCATTGAGCCACATGAAAGCACCGAGTACACAAAGCAAAATGTCAAGGATAGAACAACACGCGCCGGTTATACGGACGTTCTTCTATCTGGACGATGCAAAACCAGACCCTAACGCAAAACCAGACCCCGGAAAGCCTGAAAGACGGTACAGAAATGAGGATTACCAGAAGTTTATGAATGAATTGACTTCAATCAGCTTCACGGCAAAAAACACTCACGATGACGCTCCAGATTCACTTGCCGGATTGGCGGCAATGCTCACGCCGAGATACACTCCGCAAGTATCATACATTCCAAGAATATATTGAGGTGCAAAATGATTGAAAATGGATTCCTAATTTGCTGTTGTGGAAAAAAGATACAACCTATATTTTCACAAGATATACTTTCGGCAACGGTATATTGCCATGTGTGCAAGAAGTATTGGCGCGTTTTTATTTTTGATAATAGACTGCATAAGTTTGAACGTGCAGAAAATCCGATGAAAGGAGTGTCGTAAATTGACCATCACAATTGATCCGTTCTTGTTCGGTGTAGCGGTCGGCGCATTTGCATGTTTTGCTGTTATTGTCGCAACCGCAATCATCACAGACAAAGTGAAGAAAAGAAAAAAAGACTAAACTTAATAAGCGATAGTGTTCCAAGTGAGCCGTATCTTAGAGAAATCTAGGATGCGGCTCTTTTTTTGTTGTCAAAAAACCCGAAAAGGTGGCAGTTATGAAAAATAACAGCGTAGAAATACTCGACACAAATAAATATTTAGGCAGAAGTGTACTCAGGGCATCACCGCCGGACTCACTGGATGTTGCGGCAGTAGGCATGATAATGAAGTCTGTTATCAGCACTCACGAGCATAATGTCGAGCAGTCAAAGTATCTATATAACTTTTACCGTGGTGACCAGCCTGTCTTAACGCGCACAAAAAAGATACGCTCGGATATATGTAATATCATGCTTGAAAACCGCGCATTTGAGATAGTTCAATTCAAAATAGGTTACGAACACGCAAACCCGGTTACATATACGAGTGCAAGCAAGAAAGATGTGCCGGTCGATGTGTTGAATGACTTTACAAGGCTTGACGGCAAACAAGCAAAAGACGTTGAGTTAGCTGAATGGCAGTATGTCACAGGAACATCATATAAACTTTGTTTGCCTAATCTGTCGGATTCGCCAGATGAAGCTCCATACTTCACAGATGTATTAGACCCCCAGAGTACATTTGTCGTTTATTCAAATGCAGTCGGCAAAAAGCCCCTTCTCGGAGGAATATGCGTGACGCAGAAAGTTAAGCAAGGCGCACAGGAAGTTGATCAGTTTGTCTATGCGATTTATACACCCAATAAATATTTTGAGTGGACTTTCAAAAAGGAAAATGGCGATTTCACAAAGGTAAAGCCGACAAAAGAGGAAGATAATCCGCTCGGCATGATACCGATAGTCGAATATCCATTAAACCGCAGTAGGCTTGGGTATGTGGATATATGCCACTCCCTTTATAATGCGCTCAACACAGTTGGCAGTAACAGGATAGATGCTCTAGAGCAGTTTGTGCAATCATTCATGGTGTTTTTAAATTGCGAAATGCCAACAGATAAAGATGGCAATAAAATACCACCAAGAACAGGCGATGCTATTGACGTTAAAGGCGTTCCCGGATTGCCTGCCGATGTCAAATATCTTGTACAGCAATTGAATCAAGCCGATGCCCAAGTGACAAAAGACGATGTGCTTTCGGCAATTTACGAAATATGCGGCGTACCCACGAGAAACGACCGCTCAAGCGGCGGCTCTACAGGCTATGCAGAGTTTCTGCGTAACGGATGGGGGGCGGCAGAAGCGAGAGCGAGAACTACAGAAAAATTCTTTAAGGCTTCTGAAATGGAATACTTAAAGATTGTTTTGCGGATATGCAGAGATACCGCAAATGTATCGAGCGAGATTGGTGACATGACATTGCGCGACATCGAAGTGCAACTGCCACGAAATCGTAATGACTCTATGCAGATTAAAGCTACTACTCTCGCAACACTATTAAGCATTGGTATAGACGGTGAAGAGGCTATTGAAACCGTTGAAATGTTTGCAGATCCGAAACGAACATGGGATAAGAGCAAAGACAATATCATAGCCATATTCAAAGAAAAACACGACAGCTTCACCGCAGAACTCCTGAAGAATATCTCGACAATGCTCTCGGACGAGTACGTTGATGAAGAGTGGGCGATTAACAAAAACCCGCTTATCGAGGACAAAGAAGCCCTCATAGCACGGATGAGAGCAAAACCGGTCGATAATTATGAGTAATCGAGCGCATAGGGAGACCGATAGAATCCTTGCCGAACTGGAAGAGGATATTGCGTTGCTTTTTGCTGTTGGCTTAGACGAATTGAACTTTGCTACGCTTTACATCGAGGGCGATTATACGCAAAGGCAGAGGTTACAAAATGCAAGAAGAGAGAGAAACGACCTCACGGATTTCATCATTGCGCTCATCGTTGCCGGGGTTATCAACTCTGCATCAGAAATCAACCAGAAAGCAAGAGAAATATATGCTGTCAATTATAGAAGCATTGCGAAAAAAGAAGGTTCTGGCGAGTTGCAACCTCGCAGGCTTGACGAGCAAAGGTTACAGATAGATGTAGCCGCAAGTGTAAAAAAGCGCATGGATAACGCAGTTAGGCGCGGATATTTACCCGCTGACATACAGGGAGAAATAAAGAAAGAGCTGAGAAAGTGGAAAAATATCGCCATTAGGATGGCAAGAATGCAAACAACGCGCATTGAGAACGTGGCAAGACTAGATGCCCTTTACGAGTTGCGAAGAAATGGAGCAAATGTCAAAAAACAGTGGAAAGCCATTATCGACAAGGTGACTCGCCAATCGCATAAACGGGTAGATGGAGAGGTTCGGGAACTTGAGGAAAGGTTCTCGAACAACCTTTTATATCCGGGTGATCCAGATGCACCGCCCGAAGAGGTGCAGAATTGTCGGTGCTATCTCGTAGTTGCGTAAACATTAGAATGTGTAAGGCTATTAGCCTTTTGCATACAATAAACGGCTTTTTGCGACCAACGAAGTCGACTAAAAACTCGGAAAGCCAGAAGGAGAATTTTATTATGTCAGAAGATGCCAATGTAAACACAGAGCAAGAAGAAACTACGCAAACCGAAACAACTCCGGAAACTACGGAAACCTCTACCGAGGAACCCTCAAAAGACGACTCCAAAGTTGCAGACCTTTTGAAGAAACTTGCTGCAGCGGAAAGGGCGAAAAAAACCGCAGAAGAGGCTCTAACGAGCGAAAAAAGCGCACACGCCGCCTTGAAGCGCACAACAAAAACTGAGGCTGAACTTCTTGAGGAAAAGCAAAGGGAGCTTGAGGACAATGCTAAGAAGTACCAACGCATGATGGCTAATGCGAAAGCTAAGAGTGTTTTGTCGGGAACGGGGCTATCGGAAGATGATTACTCATCAATCCTCGAACTCATTACAACTGATGACGAGGCGCATACGGAGTCTATAGCGAACGAAATCAAGTCACTGCTTGAAAATCAGGCAAAAAAACTTGAAAAATCGTTACGCGAGAAAATTATGAAAGAAACCCCAAAACCCCCACCGGGGGATGCAGGTAGTACAAACAAAGACTATGAGGCTAAAGCTAGAAAAGCTATGGGTCTCACGTAAGAAAGGAATAAAATCATGGCTAACGAAATTGCTCTTATCAGTAAATATCTGCCACTTCTCGACGAGAAGTATCAAGCAGAATCCAAGTCCGCAATTTTGGACATTGATCCTCAATTTGTCCGCGAGACGATGGAGGCAAAAAGCGTACTTATCCCCAAAATGACGCTCTCCGGTCTTGCCGACTATGACCGCAACGGTGGATATGTAGGCGGTTCTCAAAAAATTGAGTGGCAGACTCACACTTTCACGATGGACAGAAACAGGATGTTCACAGTAGACACAATGGATGACCTTGAAACGGCATACATTGCTTACTCCATGCTTGCGGGTGAGTTTATCCGCCTGCACGTTGCACCGGAACTCGATAGCTACCGATTCTCAAAGTATGCTGATAAAGCTGGCACTAAAGTCACGCTTGCTATTACCGCAGACAATGTGCTTTCCGCTCTCGTTGGCGGACGCACAGCACTGACTAACAAGCAAGTGCCACTCAACGACATTGTTATCTTTGCTACGCCTGATGTGATGGGCCACCTCATGCTTTCCAAAGAACTCACACGTTTTATGGGCGTGGATAAACTCAATATCGGCGCAGTTGAACTTGAAGTAGCAACATTTAATCGTATGCCGATAGTCGAAGTTCCGTCGGAACGGATGATGACTGCATTCACTTTCCTCGATGGCACAACAGCAGGTCAAGAAACAGGTGGTTACAGACCTGCAACCGATGCACAACAGGTCAACTTCCTTATGCTTTCACGTTCTGCTGTCAAACAGATTGTAAAGCGCGCCGCACCGAAAATTGTCACGCCTGAAGCTAATCAAAGTGCAGACGGTTGGAAGTTCGGCTACAGGATTTACCACGATTCATTTGTGCTTGACAATAAAGCCGACGGTATCTACGCAAATATCGCTCCGACAGCAACAACGGGACCATAGGAGGGCATCATGGTTACGATACGAAAAGATAACGTGTACCGCATTGTAACCGAATCTGATTTTAACATGATATGGAAACCGCAAGGTTTCCATATCGTTAAAGAAGAGACGGGAGCTAGTGCAAAAAATGAAAAAAACGAAAAAAAAGCCAACAGCAAAAACTCCGAAAATTCCGAAAATCCTGAAAATTTGAACAGTTCAGATATTTCAAACAATCAAGAGAGTGGAGACTCTAACGCAAATCTACAAGGAAACTGTGCTGACGGCACTTGCGAAGATGCTTTGAGGGCAAAACTCCTAGAACATGGTATCAATGCCCATCACTTCAAAAGCAGGGAGAACTTGCAAAAAATGCTTGATGATGTTGAAAAGAAGAAAGCAGAAGGCAAGGAGGTTGACACTGAATTGGAAACCTTAAAAGGTGAAGCCCGTGAGTGTGGCATCAAGATAGGCGGTTTCGACACAGTGAAATCGCTGAAAAAGAAAATCGCTGAAAGCAACTCCGAAAATCCCGACAGTTCGGAGTAGTTCTGCTTGGACATAAGAGGAGATACCATAATGAGTAAAGTGCTTCAAAAAGGGCGATTCAAAGTAAGGGCAGACAGCGAATCCGCACTGCATACCTATCTGAAACAAGGGTGGAGAATTGTTGAAGATGGTGATTCTGCCCACGCAGACCCACCTATTGACCCGCCCGCAGACCCACCGACGGAGGACGATTATGATGAAAACGGAGATACTGGAGAGCCTAAAAAGCCGCCTAAATCCAAAAAACGAGGATGAGGAAAACCTGCTTGACGACATAATCGAAGATGCTTTTCAACTGTTCCTTTCATTGCGCTACCCTACATCGCCATATCCGGTTGACGATGAAGATAATCCTATTATAGAGCCGCGTTTCAAGCGTTGGATTATTCGCTGCGTGATTGAAATGGTGAGTAAAGAAGGCGGCGAAGGACAAGTAGCGCATATCGAGTTAAACATTCACAGAACATACAACTCCGGAACTGTATCTAAAGAACTCATGGGGGAAATCACCCCTATGTGTGGTATTGCGAGGTGATATTGTGAAGCGGACACTACGCAGAAACCGCCAAGAGTTCTGGTACAGTCTATATGAAGGCTTTGAAACTATCAAAAACGAGCATGGACACGAAATCGGGCAGAAAGTTAAGTACAGCAACCCTGTACAGGCCTTTGCAAATATCTCAGCAGCCAGAGGCGAAAGCGAAGCGGCAGTATTCGGCATAAGCATACAGTATGACAAGTCTATGGTGTTCGCAAAAGACGAATACCCTATTGACGAAACAACCGTGCTATTCATCGACACTAAGCCGGAACTTAATCCGGATGAGTCAACTGATACTAAGCACGATTATGTTGTCACTTGCATTGCAACTTCACTCAAATATACAACGGTTGCTATGTCAAGGGTGGATGTGAGTTGATGGGTACAAGAACGATAAACGTATCTCTCGGTAATATAGACAAGGCTCTAAAGGAGTTGCAAAGCTACAAAAAAGAGTTTCTTGCGAAAGAACAATTTCTATTGAAACGGTGTGTCGAAGAGGGAGTGAATATCGCAAAAGAACTGTGTCCTGTTGATTTTGGCGATTTGCAAAAGTCGATACAAGGGCGTGTTGAGGATAGCACAGGGTATATCTACACAGAATCACCCTACGCTGTTTTTGTAGAGTTTGGCTTTGGCATAGTTGGCGCAACGAACCCACATCCCGAAGTTCCGCCCGGATGGACATACGACTCAAACTCACACGGAAAAGACGGTTGGGTTTACTTTGATGTAAAACGAAACGAGTTCCGATGGAGTAACGGTCAGCCGAGTAAGCCTTTTATGTGGCAAACCGCCCAAAGGCTTTCTCAGCTAATTCCGAAACTTGCAAGAGAGGTGTTCAAATGATGTACGACATCGAACCGGAACTCTATACAGTTATCGCAACAAGATTGCGCGAGAAGTACGGGGATTCTTTCAATGTGGTAAACAAGGCAATGGCTAAACCTAGCCAATTTCCTGCCGTTGCAATTGCCGAAAATGGGAGCATGGCGTATAGCCGCACCCTCAACAGCAAAAGGCGGCACACGCAATCCTCGTGGACTGTAGAGATACACAGCAATGACGAGTTTGAAGGGCGGTATCAATGCAAAGAGATAGCGGCTTCAATAGATGAAGTTATGATTGAACACAACTTTGTAGAGTCGTTTGGAGAGTTTGTGGCAAGTGTAGATGCCGGTGTTACCAGACGGGTACACCGATATACTGCGATTGTATCAGAATCGGGCATGATGTTCCGCAGATAAACCGCAACCAACAAGGGTTCAAGCCGCTTAGCAGCGGCTTTTTTACACCAATTTTTGATTTTGAAAAGGAGATACCAAAATGGCAATATCAACATTTAGAGTAGCACTCATGCGCAACAATGATAGTGTATGGGAAAAGGTACTCGACATTAAGAGTTTTCCTGACCTCGGCGGCAGTCCGGAGATGCTGGAAACAACAACCCTATCCGACAGAATGCAGACGTACATCGCCGGCATTCAATCGCTTGATGCATTGGACTTCGTTGCTAACTACGACAAGGACGATTACCAGAAGTGCATGAATCTTGAAGGTAGTCAGCACGAGTACGGCGTATGGTTCGGAGGCACTGGTTCTGGCAACAACTTCACCCCAACAGGCTCAGAAGGAAAATTTACGTTTAGGGGAGAACTGTCCGCATACCCGACCGGCGGCGGCGTGAATGAAGTTGTAGACCTTAATGTAACAATTGCGCCATCCTCTGAAATTGTTGCAGAGTTTGATTAAGGGGTGCGGAATGAAAAAGCAAATATTCGTTGAGTACGACGACAAGAACTATACCCTTGAGTACAATCGCTCATCTGTTGAAAAACTGGAACGTCAAGGGTTCACGATTAACCTAGTTGACGAAAAGCCTATGACGATGCTGCCAATGCTATTTTCAGGGGCATTCCTCGCTAATCACAGCAACATTAAACGCACTGTCGTAGATGCAATTTTCAACAGCATGAATAACAAAACAGAACTTTACGGTGCGCTTGGCGAAATGTATGGCGATACCCTCAATTCACTGTTTGAGGAAACTGAGGGTGGCGAAAAAAACGTAACTTGGGAGAAGAGCTTCTAACTCAATCTCCCAACAGCAAATCATGCTCTGATTATTTCAACGAGATGTGTCACCACTACCTCGTAATGGGAATGACTTATGAGCAATTTTGGCATGGCGACCCGTGGATAGCGAAGTATGTGCGAGAGGCGTTCAAGGAAGCAGAAAAGAGGAAGCACGAAAAGGACAATTACCTATGTTTCTTGCAAGGTAAATATATCTACGATGCCTTGATATGTGTATCACCATTACTTCATGCGTTTAGAAAAAGCAATACTAAGCCTGTGCCGTATCACACGGAGCCGTACCAGTTAAACGACAAGACAGAAAAGGAAAACTCAGAAAAAGAAGAGCGTGAAATGCTCAAAATGAAAGCGACCTTTGAAAGTCTTGCAGTACGCATAAACACAACAATGGCAAAAAAGAAAATTCCACCGACGGAGTAATCTATCGGTGGAGTTAATTCTTTATGACCTCTTCGAGAATATCTCCTTTTCGGACACTTATACTTTTGCAAAATTCACATTTTGCGTTTTGAGCAAGTCTTTTGATGTGAATATCTTTTTCGCAATACGGACACTTTACACGGCAATACCCGGAAAAGTTTACATATGCAAAATATAGCAGAACAGCAACAGCGAACGATTGGAGAAGCAAGCCACCACCCCCCGTTCTTTCGGTAAGCATGATAAATACAAATGTTGCAGATAGCAATACACATATCGAGCCAAGTATGATTTTTGGTTTTGCTTTCCCTATTTCGCTTGACCTAACTTTGTTTTCAAGGCGTTCAGCCATTACGACACCCCCTTCTTTTTTGCGCAATTATAACACTTATTCAAAGAAACATCAACACCGAGGTTTGCAACATGGATATTGAGAAACTGGAAATAAAAATACAATCTAACAGTTCTAGGGCTGCAAGTGCGCTAACGAAACTCGAAAACTCAATCAAGAGTTTACGCACAACTATGTCGAAACTACCAAAGGACGGTATGGGTTTAGGCAAAATCAGCACGGAACTGAAAAAGATAAAAGAGGATATCCCTGCACTCGTAGCTTTGAGTGGAACAATCAAGATGATAAACAAAACGCTCAAAGAAGTGGGTAATACACAGGGGTTTACCGAAGTGTCGAAACAAATCAGGACAGCAGCGCAAGACACTGTAGCTATGTCTGAGGATATGGTGTCGGCAAAATCAAAAATCGAACTATTGCCGAGTACGCTCGATAGAATGGCTCGTGAGTCAAGAGAAGCAGCAAGTGCGGCGATAGAACACGTTGATGCTATTCGCGAAACAGGAGAAGCGGCGGCAACTGTTGACACTCAGTTTAGCGACAGAATAATAGACAACATTGTTCCGGCAATCGAAAAAACACAAGAGTTGAAAACCTCGCTATCGGGAATAAAGCCTATACTGTCTGGTGTTGGTAGTGCGTTCATGTCATCGTTTGGTGTTGCAAAGGGCATTTTGCAAAGAGTTCTTTCTACTTTATGGCAAGTAGCGAGAGTGATGGGCAGAGTGGCAGCAGGTTTTGCGAGAGCCACAATAAGCACCGGAAGGCTTGCACTCGGATTTAGAAACGTAAATGAGCAAGCAGGGTTTATGAACTCGACAATAGGAAAAGCACTAAAGAGCATTGTTCTGTATCGCTTTATGCGAGGAATACTCACACAGATTCTAAGGGCATTTAGAGACGGTACGCGCAATATTGCACAGTTTAGCGAAAGAGCAAATGCGGCTATGTCGTCACTCATAACAAACACAATGTATCTTAGGAACTCGCTTGCGGCAATGGCGGCACCTGCAATAGAAGCACTCGTTCCGCTTTTCAATACTGTAACCGACGCCATTGTTAGAGCAACTAACGCTATTGGTATGTTCATCGCTGCAATCACCGGGCAGGGTTTCTTTGTCAGAGCAAGACGTAGTTCGCAAGATTATCTCGACACTATCACAGGCGGTGCTGCCGCAGCAGCACGGGAAGTGGACAACCTAACCGGTGGCATTGATGAACTAAACGTACTACAAGACAATGCCAACAATGCAGGCGGTGGCGATAGCGGTCCCAACATAGGGGATATGTTCGAAACTGTCGAGATACCTGAGTCAATTCGTGACTTTGCAACAGCACTTAGAGATGCATTTATGAATCAAGATTTTGATTGGTTCTACGACCTCGGTTATATGCTTGGACGGAGATTTACAGACGCATTGCAGATGATTCCGTGGGATTTCATACAAGAGTGGGCTAATGCAACCGTCAGAATGGTTGCATATTTCCTTAATGGTGCTGTAGATGGTGCTGATTGGTCTGTTATCGGCTACACGATCGGTCAGGCAATTAACACGGTGTTTGGAATGATGCACACATGGTACACAAACTTTGACTTCCACAACTTCGGAACAGCCATAGCAGAAGCAATAAACTATGCAATCGAAACGACAGATTTTGACCTGATAGGATCTACCCTTGCAGAGAAACTTAACGCCACAATTAGGTTTTTGGCGGGAATTGTAGAGAATTTAGAATGGGCATCTGTTGGAGATGCAATAGCCGAAGCCATAAATGCATTTTTCAGAGATTTGGACTTTGAAAGACTGACGAGTGGTATAAATGCGTTCGCACTCGGATTGGTGGATGCGGTAACAACACTCGTAGGTGGGGTTGATTGGTCAGGAATTGGCGAAAAAATAGCCGAAACACTAAACGATATAAGATGGAACGACATAATATCCAGCGCGGGAACAATGGCGGCTGATATCCTCAATGCGATTGTCGATACAATAGCGACTTTTGCAGCAACATTCAACTTCTCGGAAATCGGAACATCTATTGCCGCCGGAATAAACAGTTTACTAAATAGGTTTGACTTTGCAGCGTTGGCGCAAGGTGCTAGTAGTCTTGCAAGAGGATTATTAAATACAATTATCAGTTTCTTGCGAGACATGGATTGGCGGCAATTAGGAGAGAGCATAAGACTGCTTGTTTCCAATATTGATTTGGGAGGATTTATTGCAGACTTAGCAATGATTATAGTTGCGGCAATTGATGGCGCATTTGACATAGTAGACGGCTTCCTGAACGGCAATACTATGCGTCTTGCAAACTCGATTGCAACAATGTTCGCAGGATTCAAAGTAGGTGGTCCCATTGGTGCGGCTGTTGCCGGTGCTGTTACTTTTATCGGCACATACTTAGTAGATGGACTCGTAAACCAGCTTTCAAGATTTGTCGTATACGCGCAAACTGGCGTGTTTCAGACGTTTCGGGAATTAGAAGCGGAAACGCAAGCACTTGCAGAACATCAAGAATATTTATTGAAGAGATTAGATAGAATAACTGCGCAGGTTCACGCCTCTGCGGGAAGTTGGGGCGCAGTTGCTTTCCAAGTGGCAGATGCATGGGGTGTGTCCACTCTTGAGGTTGTCAGATACGCAGAGCAGATTTCACAAGATACGAGAAATATGCTTGACCCGTTCATCGACAGAGCTGACGATGCAAGAGTGGCGTTACTAAACTTATTCCTCGAAGGCAGACCTGTTGTTGAGTCGGACACACTGCAAATCACAGGATACATAAGAGAGATGGCATCTACAGCAGTAGACCAGTTACGGCGCATGAAAGATGCCGCTCTTGAAAATCTTGCGTTTGTGTTCGGTGAGGAGGCTGTTGATTTTGAAAGGCGTATGTCAGAGGCTACGAGGTTCTACGATGACAGGATAGCCGAGATTGACCGCGAGATGCGTAGACGGTCTGATGCTGTGCGTGAGTTGCAACTGAACGCTGATGAGGAAAAACGCATACACGGCGAGGTCACAGCGGAAACAGCGGCATTGCTTGAACAAGCGAAAACCTCAGAACGTGAGTATAGCGATAGTGTGGCCGCAGAACGGCAACGCATAAACGAAGCCCGCGAAGAGGAACTTCAACGGGTAAGGGAACTATTTCCAAACATATCACAAGAGTATCTTGAGCTACGCGACAATGTGAAAACATCGCTCCAAGACCAGTTCAACGCCGTAACCCAAGATACGCAAGCAATGCGTGATACGATTGCCGAGAACATGAGAGCGGGTCAATCACTGTCTCTTGAATCACTTAATGAGATGACCTCAAATCTTGAAGCGTTCACGCAGAATGGTATTAGTCTACTTGTGAGAGATGGTGTAGAAAGGGAGAGTATACTGCACTCTCGCAACGACAGCTTACTTGCGATTGACACATTGGCAGGCCAAAGAACGGAAGAATTGCTAAAAGAAAACATCCGCGCACAACATCAGATCTTGTCGGATGATTACGTTAGCCGTGCAACTCACCTCAGAGACCATTGGAGCGAAATAGAAGGCATGACCGAACAGCAGGCTAGTGAAATGCTTGCGGGTATGTATTCTCAATTTAGAGAAGAAAAAAGCCTACTTGAAGAGAAGTATGCCGACTTCCTGCAAAGGTCAAGGGAGTTCCAAGACGAGAATCTCAGCTTGACTTTCGAGGGCGCAGAAGCTACAGGTGCGGCAATGAGTGAAGGCTACCTTGCGAGTATAACAGCCGCTAAAGATGCTATGCGCGAAGCATGGAGCGACAATCTGCTTGCAGCACTTGAAGCCGGAGATGTGGCGATAGAGAGAACGAATCCGTCAGAAGCCACTAAGCGACAAGGCATAAGTATGAACGAGGGAATCATTGTCGGTATTCAAGAAACAACCTCGGAGGTTACGAGTGCGGTTGATTCTATGATGGAGGCAGTCATTAGTTCAATCGAATCCGCTTCATCAAGGGTGCAAAGTGCATTTAGCAACATATTCAGCAGTAGCGTAATGAGCGAAACAACACGCTTTTCAAGCGAGTTTGTAACTGCAATCACCAGAACAATGACAAACGCACGACAAGCAATTCAGAATGCACAAAACCCGATAACCAGCCTATTCAGAACACTCTTTACAAATATTCGTTCTGAAACGACACGTTTTTCAAACGATATGCAACGCACAATCACGGACATGATGACTGCGATACAGAGGACAATTCAAAACGCATCGAATCCGATACTCACCCTGTTCCGGACGTTGTATCAGAACATAATGCAAGAAACAAACCGATTCTCTACTGACATAGTAAGAAGCTTCAACGAAACTATGACGGCAATTGAAAGGACGGTACAAAATGCATCGAATCCGATACTTAATCAATTCCGAACATTGTTTCAAAGTATTATATCAGAAACAAATACATTCGTTACAAATTTTACCAACGCAATCAGCAACTTGTTTAATGGTGTAATGCAGCAAGTCAACACATTCAGCACCAACTTTGCTAACGGTATAAGTAGTGCATTAACTTCTGCCGCGAATGTCGTAAGCAACTCGTCTGGAATAAATAATGCGTTCAGAGGTATGTTTAATACCGTACTTGGCACGACGGAAACATTCGCAAACAATCTCGTTAGCGGCATACGTGCCGCAGTGGTTCAGTCGGCAAACATCCTAATGTCACTACCGAATGCAGCAACCATTACCGTTCCGGCCGCATCAACAGTAAACATACCTAGGTTGGCGACAGGACATCCATTCATACCATACGACGACTTCCCAGCATTTCTCCATAAGGGAGAACGTGTATTGACCGCTGCGGAAAATGCCGAATACAGCGATGGCGGCGATTCCTCAGAAGCGCAGATGGCGACAAATGCATTGCTCAAGCAAGCGGTCAAGCTGTTATCCACTATAGCGGACAAAGATTTGTCTGTCGTTTTGGGTGATAGAGATATTCATGTTGCAGCACAAAGGGGAGCAAGGCAGCAAGGTTTTCCCATATATCCCGATGGCGACAACTTTGCACTCAATCATTAAGGTGGTGCTATGGCAAATTTACAACCTTTAATTTTTGCAAATGGCTGGGCATTACCGTGGATGAGTCAATATAATCCTGAAACGGCAGTATTCGTGGATGCAGCGAGAAATGCCGGCGGCATTATGATTGGCGGCGTCATACGAGAAAATGTCACCAATGTTGAAACAACGTGGCGGTGGTTGCCGGTGGAATTGTGGGCGCAAGTGTGTCAAATACCATTCAAGAGTTCGGTTAGATACTTTGATCCTAACACTGGCACATGGACTACTCAGACTATGTATAAGTCGAACACCACCGCCGAAGGCAAGCTGATGGATTTTAACACAGGAAGACTGAAAGGCTGGTTTAATTGCCGTATAGCCTTTATCACTGTTTAAGGTGGTATGTCATGCAAAATGTAAGTCCGGCGTGGAGACGCGCCCAAAGGGAAAACTTCACGCCTGAGTCTTTTTTGGAAATCGTTTACACGATAACCGACCCTGCGCTTGTTAGCAGATATACAGTAGAGGGGCGTAACCAAGAATGGTTTTCCAACTTAGACGAAATTATATCAGATGAGCCAAGAGCATACGGTAAGTACATAACAAATGAGTTAGGTGTGTGGATTCTCGACACCGAAATAGCACCTTTCCAAGATTATCGCGACAATTTCGGCTATGTGAGCCGTTGGCTGAGTGCAGATAATGCAGAATTTCCCTACGATAGACAGCCGATTATAACAATAAACTTTGAGAGAGTTCTCTTGCAGTCGATACCGGGGCTTACGTTGGTGTGGAGTACCGGCTTTGGCGAGTTTGCGAGAGCGTTTACCGTCACAGCATATCTCGACAATCAATTGGTGCGTTCGCAGAGGTTCACCAACTCACAAATTCGCTGCGAGGTCAATTTCGACGTCCACAACTATAATCGCATTGACATAGAAATAAACGAGTGGTGTTTGCCGGGCTGCAGAGCGAGAATAGAGGAACTGCACATAGGCTACTATGCAGTGTTTAACAAAGATAACCTCATCAATATGACTTGTCGCAACTCGGCAGATCCGTTAGGTTCGATAATTCCTGAGAACACTCTTATATTTACCGTAGACAACACTGAAAGGCTTTGGAATCCTGCAAATCCGCAAGGGTTGCATAGACATCTCTTGGAGCATCAAGAAGTATCAATGCGATATGGCTATGACATAAATGGTGTCATCGAATGGATTGACGGGGGTATATTCTTCCTATCCGAGTGGGATGTGCCGCAAAACGGCATAACAGCCACTTTTACGGCTAAAAACGTCTTTGATTTTATGGGTGATACTTACAACGGCCCTCTTGAAGGTACACTCTACGACATAGCTGTTGCAGCATTGATTCAAGCTGACTTAACAGCTCTAACGAACAATGCTTCTCGGTGGATAATTAGCGACCTCTTAAAGACAATCCGTACAGTGGTTGTAGAATCTTTTCAAGCCACGCTTGCACAGGTGTTGCAACTTTGCGCTCATGCTGCCTCATGCGGTCTTTGGCAAGATAGACGCGGCACTGTGAGGATAGAGCCAATAGCTTTAGGGCTTGAAAGTGAAATAACATCCCCCGATACTGCATCGTTTGCAGATATGTCTAGGATTCATCAATCGGATAGCGATTCAACTATAATCACAAATGAAACAAACATTTTCGGACTTGACGAGCGGATAGAAATGCTTTTGCCAAATTCGAGATTTACATTTGTAAGCAATCAGTTGTCGGACGGCAATGCAGTGTTCGATAGTCCACCGAAGTTGATTATAGAGTTTCCGCAAGACCATAGGTATGTTCCTGCAATCGTCATAACATGGAGTGAGGCATATGGCGAAATGGCACGTTCTTATAATGTCAATGCATACCGAAACGGTATACTCATAGACACAACGGAAGTTAGGGATAACAAAGAAATAAATAACCTTGTATTGCTTGAATTATTCTCTTTTGACCTCATAGAGGTCGAGATATTAGAGTGGTGCTTGCCTCACCGTAGGGCGAGAATGGAATATCTCTCTGCTGCACCTGATTACACTATTGACAGATTCAACTCAAGACCAGAAACAAGCATTACTGTGACAAGGGAATTGCGACGACTCATTATAAACCGCGACTTGGCAGTGATTGACGTTTCTCATTTCGGCAACATACAGCCTGTTCAAAATCCCCTCATAACAGAAAAGGAACACGCACTAAATGTTGGAGATAGAATCGTGGATTGGCTATCTCGGCGAAACATATATTTTGGCGATTTTAGAGCAGATCCGCGCCTTGACCCACTCGACACCATTTTAGTCAACAATGAATACGGAGATAAGGTAGTTGTTGTCAAGACTATTAACTATTCTTGGCATGGTGGAGCGTACTGGGGTTGGTATGAGGGAAGGCAGTATCAATCGTAATTAAGGAAGTGAAATACCCATGAATCTAATAATTGATAGAACATCGGAAGATGTGGCTTATGCGGCAGAACTCCGTCAATTGATTATGTCGAGAGAAGCCGACCCCGAACAGTGGGCTGAGTGGCTTTCGGAACTTAGGGGGCGTTACAGTTTCCACACCTTTAACCGTGTAGGTGTAGAGATACTTGAAACTGCGCGGATTATAAGCGATATGTATAGGCATATATCTGTATTCCCGCGTACAGATTGGCGAGTTGAAGATATACCTACTCCGCAACAATTGAGTAACTATCTCAGAGACATTGACACTATACGACAGGTAGCTGCAGAGGCTTTCGACGATGTGCCGCCGTTACCTGAGAACATGAACAACCTCACACACACAGCGGCAAATAACATCGAGATTATTCTTATGATGGCTCGTGAGTTTGTCATTCAGGCATCGTTAATATTCGTACAGAGCAACATGGTGGAGAGTGGATTTGAGGGACCATACATGATTACAGGAGGGTTTAGTAATGCTTGACAGAATACCAGAAGTCGGAAAGGCGGGGCGAGTTGCTCTTATTTTTGAGGGCGTTGACCCAGAAGATCCGAATAAAACTTATTATTTCTTTGAACACGCCGACAATGCGACACCCGGCACACCGTTAAACAAATACACCCTATTGCAAGATGAAACTGCGATAAGGCTCGGCTTGAACCCTGACGATAACCCAACCGTAAATGACGCTTTTCTGCGGTTAGCAGGGCAGTATAGCGGTGGCGGTACATGGCTCGGTTCGGCACACCTCGGAGCATCACATCTATAAAGACTAAAAGTTAGAAAGGAATTGAACAATGAAAGGAATGCCCGAAATAATCCAGACACGTCGAGATGCACAAAATCTATTCCAATTGGCGCAAGAGGGCGCATTGGACAGAGCGGAAGTAGCAAAGAGGTTCCGTGCAATGCTTGGCTCTCAGTATCACGCCGTACCTATCCTCTCGATGTCGGGAGACGTAGTGACAACACGCTACTTTGCAGAGGTGCTAAAAGACAGCGTGACACATGACGGCTTGCTTGTAAAGAGTGTGGAACACATCAAAGGCACAAGTGAAGATGATGGAGAGGATAACGAGCAGTTTGTGGAAACGAATATCACGTTGTCGAGCGCACCGGCTAAAGATCTCAGTGTGCTGTCGATATACGTTCCAAACAATGTTCTCGTATCTCATGCGTTCGATATTGCGGAACTTGAATTTATGTTGGGGGTGCTTGAATCATGATTAGACTTATGCGAGACGACCCTTCGAGGATTGACCCCCTATCGTTGCTCACAACGGCTAAGATAGCCGCAACGCTCGACATCGTATGCCCTATACCTCAATATATCAGAGCTACAGGAGATGCAACCCTCACAATAACTGAGAACTGTGTTATTGCTGTCGGAGATGCCATATTCAAAACAGAAAGCGGAGACTCCTTAACAGCGTCGCAATTGGATGCAGGTACGTTTCAAATAGGCAGAGACTACTACATCTACGTTTGCGATGACGGCTCATCAAACAGAGGCGAATACAGAATTTCGCTCAACTCAACATTCCCCGGTGGGTTCACAGCGGCAAATTCAAGGAAAATCGGTGGTTTCCATTTCGGCGTAGCACGTAGGACAAACGATAGAGACGAGCCAATAAATACGTCGGGTGTCGCGTTTGGCGCAGGCTGGGAGGCGAATGTCTACAACGGCATAGTGCCTAAATCAGTCTGGACACTCAAACACCGCCCTAAATGTACACCCGAAGGCATGGTCTATGCAGGGAATGGTTTATGGGTAGATATATACCTGTCGTCAAGTGATGGTGCAGGCGGTATTCAATCCGCTCATGGCATTGTGCCGGTCACGGGTACAGAGGGATTTGATTGGTATACTTTTGTTGAACGCCTAAGAACAATCGGAAAAAGACTGCCAACTCACACAGAATGGATAACCGCAGCATATGGCGCACCTCAAGGTTTGGCAGATAGTAACGATAATGCATGGTCGCGAAGTGCAGCTCCGGCTAATAACGCTCGAAACATAGCGGGTGGCGTTGCAAGAGCCGTTTCTGCAATTGGTTGCCGAGACACAACCGGCAACGTGTGGGAGTGGAATGATGAACTTGTTACACGCTACGATGCCACAGGTGCAAACGCAATCGGCACTTTCAGATGGTTTGACCTTGTAGGCGCAGGGAACGGTCAAGTCCACCTAAATTCACCAACGCAAATTATTAGCCTGATCTCGGGCGGCGGCTGGAACAACGGTGTCAATGCCGGGTCGCGGTGCGTCCATGCGGCCGTTCAGCCGTGGCATGTCGGCACGAGCGTTGGGGCGCGGGGCGTTTCTGATTCCCTGTAATCTGAAAGCTTGTGTTCTGTAAGCGTGGCGATAGCCACGCGTTGTCGTAAAATTTTTGTATAACGCATTTCGTTATAATACCACGAAAGCCGATATTTCGATTGGATTCGTGGTATTATGGCACTATGAGTGAACTAAAAATACTTCAAAAAACATTTGATATGATTGAGTATGCCTATATAGCATTGGCTCAATATCCGAAGTCGGAAAAGTATGCTCTTGTCGTAGATATAAAGAGATGCATGGACAACATTCTCGGTTATACGATAGAGGCGCAAAAGAAGTATTACAAAAAAACCACACTACAAAACCTCGACATTGAGGTTGCAAAACTAAAGGCATATATCAGACTCTCGTACAATCTAAGGTTTCTACCCATAAAAAAATATGAAGTGTGGAGTGGCAAGGTTGTCGAGATTGGTAAGATGCTAGGCGGGTGGATTCGGAAGAACTCTGAAAAGCCTGTTGAGCAAAATAAAGGGGATATTTCGTAAGCCTGATATCGGGCGGCAACTGGAACAACGGTGTCAATGCCGGGTCGCGGTGCGTCCATGCGAACCTTCAGCCGTGGCATGTCAACACGAGCATTGGGGCGCGGGGCGTTTTACATCCATAGTCAGATATTGCATACCCAAGGGTATGTTTTCAGTACAGGATGTTGTAAAAGGAAATATCTCCACGCCGTCGGCTTGACCGATAGGTGAAAAACAAAAATAGCCGCGTATGCCATTAGTAGCCTTTTCTTTTAATAAAAGCAAGGTCGAAAACTCGCAAAGCGCGGCAACTTCCCGGAGGTAGTATTGCCTAAGACATACAAGAATCTCTATGAGCAAATCTATCAGTACGACAATTTACATCAGGCGTACCTTGAAGCAAGAAAAGACAAAAGGTATCGTGATGATGTGCTTTCGTATTCCGCAAATCTGGAAGAGAATCTTATTGATATGCAAAACCATCTTATATACAAGTCTTACGAGATTGGCAAGTATAAGGAAGTGGTTGTGCGAGTTCCTAAGAAACGAATTATCCTTATACTGCCGTTTAAAGATAGGGTGTTGCAATGGGCTATATATAGGGTAGTAAACCCCCTGTTCGAGAGAACTTACATAACCGATTCCTACGGCTGCATTTCAGGGCGTGGTAACTTGAGAGCGGTAAAGAGAATCCAATACTGGCTAAGATTGCTTGAAAAAGACAATCGTAAAACTTATGCGCTCATGCTCGACATTAAGAAGTATTTTTTTCGAGTGCCGCATGATATGGTACTCGAAATACTCGGAAGAACAATCAAGGACGAGCGTTTAATGTGGCTGTTCGATTTAATAGTAAACAGCAAGACAATGCCGTTTGGCTTGCCGCCGGATGTCAAAGACGTTGAAAGTGCTGTGAGAATTTGGGATGTAGGTATGCCGGTAGGTAGTCTCATATCTCAGATGATTGCCAATATAGTATTAAATGAACTCGACCAATATGTGAAGCGCAATCTGCGCGTGAAGCATTATATCAGATACATGGATAATATGGTGATATTCAGTCACGACAAATCGGAACTACACAGACTCAACGCTCTCGTGGAGCGGTTTTTATACGAAACGCTGAGACTTGAATACAGCGCATCAGATATTAGGAACGCAAAGGACGGCATCGAGTTTGCGGGGTATCGAATCTGGAACAACAAGATACACCTTAGAAAATCAACAGCATTACGGATGAAACGGAGATTGAGGCATGTAATGCAACTCTACAGCGAGGGTAGAATATCGCTTGAAAAATCTCTCAATGTTTCAAGCAGTTATATCGGCATGATGTCGCATTGCAATAATGATAGTCTTAGGAGAAAGGTTGCAGAGGACTTTGTTCTTACTAAACCATTTTCCGAGGACTGGCTAGGATAAATAGAAACATATAGCATAATTACTCGACAGCATCGGGAGGTGCTGTCTTTTTATGCAATTTTTTTGGAGGTTACGAACTTGGAGCATGAAATCATTTACTACATCCGACAATACTATGCAGCTCAACCCATGTACACAGGAATTATTGTTGCAATTGCCACATCGGTAGGCGTTGTCCTTGCCTCTGCAATAACTTTTCTCGGAATCATCATGTCAAAGAAGATGGATAGAAAAGACAAGAAAAAAGCAGACATGAGCGATTTTGAAAAGCAACTCCTAGACAAAATGCAGGCGTTTGGGCGAGGCGTAAATGTGCTTCTGTATGACAGAATCAAATACTTAGGGAACAGATATATCGGTGAGGAATGCATATCGGGTGAGGAACTTAACGACCTGAAAAAACTTCATACGGTATTCCATAAGGATTTGGGCGGCAATGGGTATCTTGATGAAATAATGCGCCGGGTAGGTCACTTGCAAATCAACAACAGCAAAAGCAAACGAGAATATTGGTGTCAAAAGCACACCAAAGCAAATGATAAGTGCGTAAACATATCGAAGGAGGATAAGGGAAATGCAGATTAACTGGAAACAAAAGTTGGCAAGCCGCAAATTTCAATGTGCGGTAGTTGTACTCGCTTTGGCGACAATAGGCTTTTTCACTTCGGAGGATTCCGCAACACAGATTGTAAGCCTAATTGTCGCTTTGTTTGATGTCATAGCTTACTCAATAAGCGAAAGCTATGTTGATGGTGCGAGGGAGTATTCAAAAGTGGAAAATGAAATGCAGTGGTGCAAAAGGACGTTGAATGAAGTGGTGCGTAGGTTAAACGAACATGGAATCGGAGGAAGTGGAAATGTCGAATAGTGTAGAATTATTAAACAATGCCCAATTCGGTGCGGCAATCGGTAGTGGAAACAGTTCATACCGCTGCCGAGATGTGCTAACAGGAATTGAGTTCAACCTAAGTTTCGCAGGCGCAAGAAGCGATCATTATGATGTCACCCCGACAACGGAACATGATGCAAACGAAATGGTCAGGTCAATTGGCGGCATAGACAACATGGGTTCGCAAGGATGGGTAGCCCGTCCGGTTATTATTTATGTCGGGCCCAGACTAATAGCCGCAGGGCTAAACACCTTTATGCATCATATAAGAATCGGCAGAAGCAATCCCGGCTCAAGATTCCCAAGCCTAAACGAGCAACCACCGTGGACTCGGTGGGGCGGTCATTGCTGCCTTTATGTTTCAAATAGCATAGGCGGTGCCGGGAACGAGAACAGCACAAACATACACGCAAGGGCAGAAGCCAACGAGAGAGCCAATACACCGAGGGGCAGAGGCAGGCAGGCGAGGGCGGCTTGTCACGAAGCGTTTATGAGGTCACAGAACGCATCACCAGCACCAGCACCAGAAACACCTCAATCGACAACACACACCGTTGTCAGCGGAGATACTCTATCTGCGATTGCAAGACGGTTTAACACTACCATAGATATTCTGATGCACCTGAACAACTTAGTCAATCCTGATAAAATAAGAATCGGTCAGGTACTCAGGCTGCCATACGGCAATAACTCTACGCCGACACAGCCTGCCCAGCCTGTCGATGCTATTGCAAGGGAAGTCATACAAGGACGATGGGGCGATGGTCAAGAGAGAATTGACAGACTTACAGCAGCCGGACACAACCATGCTGTGGTACAAGCAAGGGTGCGGGAACTTATGGGCGTGTAA